ACCACCCACAAAATGTGCATTTCTGCGCGTTCGGCGCGCCGCTTTTTTATCCTGTAATAATCAACTTCGGTGCTTGTTGCATTAAGTTTTACGGTTACACGATCATTTTGCACCCACGCAAAACGCGCAGGCCGACCGTCTGAAATATAAACCTCAGTTACTTCCCAATACGCAACCTGGTACATAAGCAAACTTTGGACGGTGTAACTTATGGTTACACTGCGCGGTTGCCGTATATCTGGTTGATCTAACCAAACAGGATGCTCTAATGATTCACCAGTTGACTTGCGATAAAGTTCTAATGGGATGCCGCCAATAACGCCGCAAATTAAATTTCTGCATTTTGAAACCGTTGGTACTTGAAGTGCTGAAACTAAATCAACCGCAACATCATTAGCACTAAGCCCGCCATTACCCCAATAACTTAAACCGTAAGGCGCGTCCATAATTGCGGGCGCGTATTGGTTTTTAAGCGTGTTAGGCTCATCTTTAACTAATTTAAGCGCAGACAATATACCCATGTGCCAAGCATAGGGCTATACCACCAACCACCCACAAAATGTGCATTTCTGCGCGTTCGGCGCGCCGCTTTTTTATCCTGTAATAATCATTGGCAAACTTATAGGTTCGTTCATTTTGTGGACAATCATGGCAAGTGCAATTGGCCCTGAAATATCGCCCGCGCTTGCTCTGCGCACTAAACGCCACGAAGCATCGTTAGTTTTGGCTGCGCAGGCATTCATTTGCTCATCAAGTGCGGGCTGCGCCGCATGCACAATTCTTTTTGCCACTATTGCGTCAAGTAAATCGCCACTAGCCTGGTAAAACCTTTGGCCCGATACATCTTCGCATTTAAGGGTGCTGGCAGTTAAACGGGCCGCAATTGAGGCCGTAGCGTAATGATCAAACAAAATAAGTTGCGGGCGGTATTTGTCGGCATGTTCCTTTATTTTCGCCGCAATAACCAAATCATCGACGGCGTTATCACTGCGCCATGCGTCAAGCATGCCCACGGCAATTGTGCCGTCATCTAAGTATTGGCCCGCCACAAGCGAGGCAGTACGGCGGCCTTGTGCCACATCAAAGCCAAAAAAGGTTACAGGGCCAGGGGCGAGTTTTAATTGTGTATCGGCACACGCTTCCCACGCACCCAAAGGCCACGGGCTGCTTAAACTGCTAATCCACTGGGTAAGGCTTTCTGTCCTGAATGTTTCGGGTGTATCGGTACTAAGTGCCTCAGCCAATACCGCTTCGCTGATCCTTATGCCTAAACTGGGATTCGCTAAGGCCCAGGCTTTAGGGTCGTTAATTTTAGAATGTTGCGGCGCACTGTATTCATACCAACCCAAAGATTGCGCAGGGTATGAAATGGCCCTGTCGCGCAAATTGTTTAATACGGTACTAAATGCGTCTCCCGCATTGCTGCACAAAAAGGTTTGGGCGTTTGGTCTGGCTCTGGTGGTTGGCTTAGCCGCTTTCCAGGCCTCTTCGCTTATTTCGCGCACTTCGTCAATAAATAACAAATCTGCACTTTTACCGCGAGCGCCATCTCTAGTTGCCGCCACAATTTCATAACGCGCACCGCTTTTTAACTCAACACATTCAGTGCCACTTCCAAAACGGCCCACCTTGCCAATGTTTAACTTAACCTGGCAACGCAAAGCCTCGTTGCTTTCAATAATAGATACCACTTGCCTAAATGTTGTAAGCGCCATTGATCTATTAGAGGACATGGCTATTATGGACCGCTCGCCAAACAGAAACAAGCCTGCAAGTATGCGTAAGGCCGCAAGTAGCGTCTTACCATTCTGCCTGCTGACGCACACCATGATTGTCTTGCGAACAAACGCCCCGTCCGCGTCCATTGTCAAAAAATCGTCAGCAATATATTTTTGCCAGGGATCAAGCGTGAACCCAATGCTTTCTGCAAAGGCCGCAAACTCATCGCCCCTGGATTTTCCTGTAAGCGGTATTGACATAACGCGTGGTTTAACTGCGCCCATTAAAGGTAGTTTTTTAATTGCCCCCTGTGTGGGTTTTTCATCATTGTTTAGGACTAGTTCCACAATGGCTGCCTTTGGCCTTCAAATGGCCCAATGAGGGGCAAACTTTCAGTTTTTGTGTGTAAAACCAAAGGAGAGACAGGAGGGGTAAAATTGACGCCTAAAAAAACGGCTTGTTCTTTCTTGCCCTTCTTTAAGTTACATAACCTGCAACAGGCAACCAAATTATCCATTTCATCGCCGCCTCCATTCACCCGCGCAATGACATGGTCCACTTCATTAGCACCTGGGTTACCGCAGTAATGACAGGTATAACAATCGCGTCTAAGTACCAACACGCGCTGCTTCTGCCATAAGTTGTAGTTTTTGTCGGTTATCTTGTTTTTACGGCTTAATGCCAATTAAATCGCCTCCAATGCTTGTATGCGTTGCACATATTGCCATACCTTGCGCGATTATAGGCAACACCCCACTCAATCTGCTCATAAGGGTTAGCGGTTTTGAGCCATTTGGATTTACCTTGAGGTATCCCATAATGCCCATTGTTGACGGCCATGGGATTCCAGCGACTTTCCTCATAATACAACTTGATCAAACACACCATTTGTTTATTATCTTTTACTAATAGATGCGCAAAAGATTGATACACAATCACATCATTTTGTTCACTGGCATAGGCCGAAGGCGTAAGCAATAGCAGGGCCACAACACTTAGACCGCCGCAACGAGCAACCTGTCGGGCTGTTGCCAGCAGGACTAAGCGTAGCATGCGTGTCCAGATTGTGGATAACTTTACGCTTAAATGCGGCGTGTTGAAATACTTATCCACAGGCAACCCCCAATTGTGGATAACTTTATTGCTCGAATTCGTAGTCATCAAGGTAATCCAATCCCTCGTGGTATTTTGTCCAGGCTGCTGCCTTTGTGCTATCACCCTTGACAAATACCAATAAGTGCTGGTGTACAGTCACAAGTTTGCGGTTAGCCCTAAATTGCTTGCCCGCCCGTAACCTGGCAGTGCCCACTGGATCAAGCACAATTGCGTTATTGTAAAATTGCATGCCCGCATTGGTAAATGCTTTTATTGTTTCAGGCACGAGGCCGCGCAAATAGCCTTTACTATTGCGCACCTCACCAACAACAAATACTGCAAACCTATCGTTATTTAATAGGCCAACCGTTTCTTTTATTATCTCCCCATACATCTCGCAAAACTCGGCCCATTCCATGTTGCTCAAATCCGCTTTGTCGTCAGAATATACTTCAAGATCAAAGTACGGCGGACAACTAAATATAAGGTCGTAATTGTTGTAATTTGTAAGTTCTTGTATGTTGGCACTATCGCCACATATCCAAGTTGGCGGGTATGTTGCATGGCCCAAATGTAATTGGGTTTTGTTGGCCTCAATTTGTTCCTTGCGTAAGTCAATACCCGTGTAATGGCGTTTTAGCGTACTTGCCACAATGCCGCGCACACTGCCACCAGCAAACGGGTCTAAGGTTTGGCAACCAATGGCACTAAACCAACGCAATATGCACTCAGTTAGCAACGGATCAAATACGCTTGTCCCCTGGTTAATGTTTTGCATTTGTTGGCCCACAAAGGTTTCATTGTAAGAGCCGTCAAAGGCTAAGTCGCTACCTCGGCCTAACTCGCTTTGTATGCCTAGCGCAAGCCATTGTTTCTTACGGGTTTGCCATTTACCGCCGCGCCTATCTAAAACGCTAAACGGGGGCATAATAAACTCATCAAATAGATCAGCAACATAATCTGCGTCGTCGCCAAACAAACTTGGGGCGGCAAATATATCCTGCTCGATTTCAGGCATTACCGCGCTCAATCATTTGATCAAGCCTGCACTCAAAACATTGCCACAAAACAGTTTCAGCAATGCCTTCTATTGGTGCAGCAACAATGTATTTGCCACCTTGCAGGCTTTTACGCATGCTGCATGTGTCGCAAGTATTGACGCGTGTTTCGGTTATGGAATCATCGCGATGAAAAGTAATTGAGCGCCCGTCAGGAAATTCCATGTATAACTCACCCATTTTTTGGCATCCATTTACCGTCAGCGCCCAATTTGTACCAGCGCGGTTGGCATTGCAAGTGAATGACAGGGGCTCGGCAGGTATAACCGTAATATGGCAAACCTGTTGTTTTTGCTAAACCTTCTTTGAATATCATCATGCCATGCTCACAAGTTTCAATGTCTGGGTTAGTGGTTGTCGGTGTTGGAGCAGTGACAAAACCTTCCCAATCGTTTTCTGCAGCAACGGTAGGAACTGCATTTACGCGCTCAACCTTTTCGGCTTCCTCACGACTTATTGCATGTTTTTCTGTGCCGATGCCAGCATTTTTGCAGGCAATTCCTACGGCTGAGGTTTCACAGTTTTCAAGGGCAAAATCCCTGTTCACTCCGCGCTCTGCCACAATTTCATGCGCATAACCCGTAGCAAATGGCATCATGTCGGTTGAATTGCGAAACAAACGGGCTTTTACTATAAAGCGTTGATTTGAGTGATCTATTAACTCTGTGCTTATTGCTCCTTCTGGGTGTAGTTCCCAGAATATCTTGATGCGATCTGCAACAGTGGTGTAATCCTGCATGTTAAAACTCATAATAATTGCCCTTCGCTAGTGGCGCGCCACACAATGCAGGCGTTGCCGTTGTGGTTGTTGCGGGTTGTACCGCTATCTATAACGAACGAATCTTGTTCAAGTGTTTTGCGTGTTGGCCTAACAGTGTCGCCTGCAAGGTTTAAGTTTGTTGCAATTTCTTGATCAGTTGCGCCATGCATGCCACGCCGCAAAATAAACTCATAAACCCTGTGTCTAATTGACCCTGAATATGGCAATGCGGCAATTGCTGCAACCCTGCTGGTTTGCTTTGCTTCGGGGCTTATTATGACCGTGTTTCTATTTAAGCGTCTTAATGGCTTCACTTATCCCCCTAATTTCAGTCGCCCAGGTATTAATCTGGCCCGTAATATCGCGGCTTACTTGGCGTTTGCCTAAATCAAAACCAATGCGATGCCCACGATCCAGGCCAACTTCAACCCCAATCATGTACCCCACAAGTGCAAGCAATAATAGAATCACAAAAAATACTAAAACCCAGGCGGCAGTGGGTAAACCCACAATAAAGTTAAGCATTTTGGCGCGCCTTGTATTCGAGTAAATTGTCCAGCGTAAAACGGTAATGCCTGCCGTGGGTGTATTGGCAATTTATCACCTTTAAGCCCACTAAGCGGCGCACACTTGAAGCAGACATCTCTAAAATCTCGGCTGCCTCGGTTGTTGTGTAAGTCTGTTTTGTAGCCATTATTTTTTGTCCTTAAATGGTCCAGGGTAATTTGTGCAGATCACATATTCCATTGCCGCAATATCCCAGGCAATCATGCAATCAATTTTGTTGTAATCAAGGTAAGCGCGGCACAAAATTGCAGCCGCGTAGGTTTCGCACCAGTGCAAAAACTTACTAGTGGCAACCGACACAATTCCTAATTCGCTTGGCCCAATTAATTCAAAGCGGTCCTGTTGCTTTAGCCAATGGCTGCCGCCCTGCATTGAGTTGGTGGTTAGGCGCTCAAAATCGCCTGCGGTTATTTCAAGGGTTATGTTAGACATTATTTTTTCACATCAGACAACATTGAAACATTTAGCCATTGATACTTTTCGGCTTTAATCATTAACCAGTTGTAATCTAAAAACTCTTCAATCTCTGCGTAAAATTCGCCTATCTTTGACATTTGAGGCCCAATCTATTAGTACCCTGGCGCTTTGCCAGTACCTAAAAGATACACCAAACGCACCAAACGCGCAATAGTAGTTATGGCGTGTTGCGTTATTTTTTTAACAAAACCGCATCCAGGCGTGATTCCAGGCGCTCCATTTGGCGCTCTAGACGGCTCACCTGCCCTTTTAGGCTTGAGCCGTTGGCCTGCGGCCCGATTTCGGCCATGATTGCCTTGACCA